GTGGGCCACGGAACAGGCACACCAACGGGTAGCGCCGAGCCTTCTCCTAAACCAACGTTTCATGCCGCCCTTACGATATAATTAAACGCAATGTTACGAGGACGAATGGTTACATAATTAACCCCATCACCTCGTGAAGGCCCTGCAAATGAAAAACGGGAAAATCCTGGTTGGTTAGAAACAATTTGGTCATAGTTATTGATTGAATGACCAGACCCAATGTCGAAATTACCTCCGTAATGAGAAAAACTTGTACCATCCTGCCGTGAAAGCAGATCGCGCCCTGTATCCACTTTTCGCCCGTCGTCCCATCCACGGATAAACTCACCGCGCAAATCGGGAAGACGGAGGGTCGGGTAGACTCTGGCCAGAACAGGATATTGTTCTTTTGTAAAGGCGCGCCCGTCGCACTTTAACCAGCCTGCTGGCGGTGTGGCGGTGGGCCATGGAACCGGTACACCAACGGGCAGCGCCGAGCCTTCCCCCAAACCAACGTTTATCTCTCAAATCCTCCCCACATTATCTCAGTACTTTAACCACTCAAAAGGGAGTATTTTTAATGCTGATTGGCTACATACGTGTGTCAACAAATGACCAAAACACAGATTTGCAACGCAATGCATTAATGTGCGCAGGATGTGAACAGATTTTTGAGGACAAAATGAGCGGAACCAAGTCGGAACGACCAGGCCTGAAACGCGCTTTAAAGTGCCTTAAAAGAGGGGATACATTGGTGGTCTGGAAGCTGGATCGGTTGGGTAGAAGAATGAAACACCTCATTGCTCTCACAGAAGAGCTACGCGCAAAAGGTGTCAATTTTCGCAGTCTGACGGATTCAATCGATACCAGCACTCCGATGGGAAGGTTCTTTTTTCATATGATGGGTGCACTGGCAGAAATGGAGCGTGAACTGATAGTTGAGCGCACGCTGGCAGGACTGGCTGCTGCGCGATCACAAGGAAGAGTTGGAGGACGTCGCCCGAAACTGACGAAGGAGCAGCATGAGCAGATCGCAAGATTGCTCCAGAAAGGGTATGACAGAAAGCGGCTGGCAATTATCTATGATATTGGACTGTCAACGATCTACCGCTATCACCCTGTTGGGACTGTCATAACGCAACCTGAAATGTAATTCTTTTTCAAATAATGAAACGCCGCGTGGATGCCATTTATCGCACAAGATAGAGTGCATTTATCGCGCGGCGCATCATCATTTGTTGATATGCGAATGTATCCAATAAGCATATGTCTCCCTTGTATGCTAAGGATACGATCCTAGAAGATGTCCTGTAAGGAAATAACAAACTGACTAAGTTAGTGGCGCATTAGATGTTATTTCTGGAGGGGTATGTTTGCAGATTATGAAAATCTGGCTGTAGTAGTCATAACATCCCTACTAAGTGGAACCGGCGTATTCCTTCTCGGAGTTAGAGACGGGCGCATTTCTGCGTCCCTGCTCAATCTTGCGAGTGAATTGTTTACTGCGGTAACAGCCGGGCTTGCGGGGTATGGGGTGGCGGTTAGCCAAGAATGGCCTGAAGGTATCATTTTCTGCGTTGTTCTGATTGCCAGTAACAACGGTAGTGAAATTTTACAGGGCTTGAAGTCCAGAGCTAGTAACGTCTTGAATCTCTTAAGCGTAATAGCGAATGGGGGAAAAGGTGGAGAGAAATAATGGGTAACTTTGGAAATTATTTCATTTTTATCATGGCATTTGTTGCCATCATTGACCGTTTCATTTTTCGTCGCAAGAGTGTTGAGATTTTGAGTATTGGTGACGCTGTAGTGAAAGAATCCGCTATAGCATTTCCTGTTTCGCTACGTGTTAAGCGAAGCTGGGTCAGCAATGCTCAAATCGAATATTGGTTGCAAGACCTGAAAAATCCATCTGTGGTTATTTCAGGGAAAACGCGACCAGTTGACGCCTCAAAACGCGGTGAGAGAGAAGAGTATTTGCTCATCGATACGAAATATCTTGAGCCAACGAAGTGGGATCTGAAAGTCACATTGACTAACGGTAACTGCCGACTGAATCCGCTTTATCGCATTTTCCCTATCAATGACTGCATAGAGCGCCAGTTTACGATCGAAAAGCGTAAAGGAGACTGGGATGTCAAATAAGAATAATTATGTTCTTCTTAATTATGATGAGTTAAACGAAAAGGGGCTGGCAAAACTCGTCAAAGAAATCAGCAAAGGTGGTTACAAGATAGCGAGGGTGATCCCTGCAAGTAATGGCAGGAAGAAAGATGGGATCATGACGCGCACGTTTACCCTTATTGGTATTGATGAACAGACAATGGAAGTTCAGGTTAACGATACCGGTGATATATCTGGGATCAAACTGAATGGTAAAACAGTACCGTTCAAGCCAGTAAAAACAATGTCGGCTTTGGGGCAATCTCTTGCGGCTTTATTTAATCGCGGAGCAACTTCTTTCCAGAAGTCATTAGCTCGAAAACTTGCTCGTGCAGCAAAAAATATTGATGACGGAAATAAGAAGCGGCAGGGAGTTAAATCTAACGCTCAGAAATTAGCTGAAGCGAAAGAATCACGTGATGCACTCCGTGAAGATATCGCTAATGCTAACGACAAACTGTCTAAACTCCAGAGCAAGTCAGACAAAGTAATACAAGATACGGGTAACGTTAAAGCTGCCTTGTCTCAGGAAGTAGCTAAGACACGTGCTCTTAAAGAAGAAATCGCGCGCCTGGAGGATGAGCATGATTAACAATCCTTTACGAATTAATATTCAGTCTACTTTTGCTGATACGATCCCCGGCTATATGCCAAGTCGCTGGTCTTCAGAAGAATTAAGCGAAGATGACCTGATTTTTGAGGCGGCGACCTTAGAAGATATTGAGCTTGCCTATATGGGCAATGAAATTCTGGTTGTGTCTGACGAAGCTATGTTTGAGTCCATAACTACAACCAGAATTCGGTTAGCTCAAACAATGCGAGCTTTCGTCCGTGCGCTGAATCGTGGCCTGAATGGTACGAATATTATGGCAGGGACTGATGAAGCTGGGACCGATGAAAATGGACGTAATTGTATTGGAGGTGCGATTATCGGTCGTGTACGTCGGGTAGCTAATATCCCTGTTTTGACCGCGCAGATACCGCTTACTGACGGGCAGAGTACAAGCATAATTTTCCACTCTCCAACAGCTGACGGGGCAAAAATAAAGAGTAACGACGAGCTTGTTGCATTTCAGTTTTTACTTAATAAACGTAACGTAACTCACGTTGTCGCCCCGATTGGTGGGAGAGATGTTTCTTTAAGCCAGGTATGCCAGGCGCTATCTAATTTGATTGAGCGTAACAGCGAAAAATTTAAGAAAGCAAAAGAGCGCCAGGACAAAATGAAGGCAGATATTGAGAGTTATCTCAATGAAGCAGATAAACTGGCAGAAGAACGGTCAATAATGATTGATCAGGTGGAAGTTGCGCAACGTGGGCTGACTGAAAAGCGTGCTGCTCTTACGGAGATGCAAAAAAAACTTGATGCCCAGAAAGCCATCAACGAGGAATTACAAGCAAAACGCGATAAATTGTTGTCTGCTAAAGGTGAAAAAACGAAAGAACGAGCGTTTAGTGACCAGCTGCGACATGTAAAACATAATCTTGCCATTGACGGAAAAACAGTGCTGGATAATGGAGCTGAAGTTAATTATGTCACGTCCGGCAGTGATAATTTCGTTACGATAGTAGCACCTGAAGGTAAATTCAGTATTGATGCCAGTGCTGTCAAAGGAGGCAGTTTGGCAGATGCTGCAACCAAATTACTTAAAGCCTACCGAGAGCATAACGCAGATAAATATAAAGTTGATGTGTTACCAGGCCAGCAGGAAGACCCCGAACCACCACAGACAGACCCCGAGACGAACCCAGTATCACAACCAGAGAGCCAGGATGTAGGTAAATACCACTATGCACTTCAATCTCGTCCGGCTGGTGTTGGTGCTGTTCCGGATGGAAATAAAGCCGTGCTTGATCGTCCTGACCAGGCTGATCAGTATTATGAATATGCTCGTCACGGTATCATTACGTATGACCGTAAACTGACAGATGAAGAAGTCAGCCAGTACGAGTTGCTCTATCTTCCTGATGAAGATGAGCTGAAAGATTTTGCAGGCCAATTGGTTGTGTCCAGCATGTCGAAACATATTGATGGCTATGTAGACCTGTTTGGCAGTGACCTGAAAACATTCAAGGCGCAAGTGAAAATTCTTTTCCGCAAAGCGTTTCCAAACGTGGCTTATCCGCTTGGTGATGGGGAGAACCTTTTCATTATGGACGTATATAACGCCCTTCAAAATCATTCAAACGAAGCAACGCCAGAGCCTGAATTAGCACCTGTAGTTGAGCCAGAATCCCACCCACAAACAGAACCAGAGCAACAGCCAACGCCGGAAGACGCTGGAGAAGCGGCAACTGAAGCTGATCAGGAAGCAGATAAAGCGTTGGAGTACCTTAAATCCGTCCCGGTGCAGTTTACATCCCGCGATCTGACGGTAATCAGTGCCGAACTTGACCATGTGCAGGAAGCTGCAAACGCTCTTATCAGTGCTGGTCGATACGACGAGAACGAATCAACGGTTGGCGCAGCAGTTGACTACCTGATCAACATCCTGGCTGAAATTCAGCAGGGAGGTGCTTAATGACTATCTCTGTTTTAGACCGTCTGAAATTGGGTAAAGAGCTATCAGATTTAATGCAGGCGCAGAAAACCGCGCCAGTATTACAACGCGTCGCAATTGGTAAGCAGATTGTTGATCTGATGCTTAAGCTGGGGCTGGGTGCTGCCGCTCAACCGATATCGGAACCGCAACCGCACCCACAGTCTGATCCTGTTGCAGATGAAGTTCCTAAGATAGTGACTGACTTCCTGGGCGGTGTGTTCACAAAGTCCACACAAATGGAATTTATTGATGCGCTGCGTGGGATCTCAAACTATGTTGGCGAGTTCCTTACGTTGGAACAGGCTAAAGAGCAGACCATAAGCTGGGTGAAAGCCAACGGTTATGCAGGGTAATCAAAGGGGCTGAAATGCCCCTTTCACTTTCCTGTAAGTCCATAAATCACACACTTTTTACACTTCCTGCTTTCTATGTAAGGGGAGTGTATTTTGAACAAGTCAGTTACTTCCGCGCTATCCGAAGCAGCAGACATTAACAGTGTTATTGCGCTGGTTTCTTCATTAGAGAGGCGAGAAACACGCCAGGGGCGCAGTAGTTACGTAGTCACCAGTAAAGGGGCAGAGGTAAAGACGGCTTTTAAGGTCGTTGATGCCAGCAGTCTGATCATTTCGAACAACCTTGACGGTACGATTAATCCGGCCTTCCCGGAAGAACTCCAGCCACGTGACCGTACACGGCTATCAAGCAAACTCCAGGTTAACCGTATTGCCTCCAATTTACGCCCGGCACAATTAACGGATTCCGGCATGAGCAGCCACGGAGCGCCGATAGTTGGTCCGGACAACGTTGTTGAATCCGGCAACGGAAGGAGCATGGGTATCTGGCGTGCCTATGAGCAAGGGCAGGCGGATGAATATCGCCAGTACCTGATCGATCATGCAAAAGAGTTTGGTCTGAATCCTGACGACATTTCACAAATGTCTATGCCCGTATTGGTGCGAGAAAGACTCACAGATGTAGACCGCGCACAATTTGCCCGTGATTCAAACATCAGCGATCTGCAAGAGATGGCTGCAAGTGAAAAAGCGTATGCGGATGCGCAATTTCTCACTGAGAGCGTCATGGCGCTATTTAATCCTTCAGATGATGGAAATCTACTGGCGCGGTCCAATGATGCGTTTATTCGTGCGTTTTTGCGCGAAATAGGTGATACGGCGACGGCAGGTTTGCTTACTGCCGATGGGCGTCCAACGAAACAACTTATCGACCGCATCCAGAATGCAATTTTTGCCAAAGCGTACAAGGATGAAAGGCTTGTTCGGCTGGTGGCGGAAGAGCCAGATCCGGAAATGCGTAACATTCTTACCGCATTAAATACGGCAGCCAGCGATTTTGCGCAAATGCAGTCGCTTTCAGGTGATGTTCACCATGACACGGTAACCGGACTGGTAGACGGTATAGAGCAATTGAATGGTCTGGATAAACAGGCTATTGCCGCGCTACAGGAAGCAATTAACCTTGTTCGTGAAGCAAAAGATAACGGTCAGGCAGTAGAAGAGGTGATCGCACAGCGTGGATTGTTTGGAGATAGCACTCCGGAAGCAGAAGCGCTTGCTCTGTTTATTGTTGCCAACAACCGAAGCGCTAAGCGAATGGGGGCAGCTTTCAAGAAACTGGCGCAAAAAATTAACGATGAACTTATTCACCAGCAACAAGCGTTAGGCGATATGTTCGGCGGCGGAGATGTCGATCTGCGTAGCATTTTATCTGCCGTTTCTGATGAAATTGAGGCTGAGTATGGCGAAGGTAAAGGGCTTAATTTCGCCATGTTTGAATCGGTTTCAGGAGATGTCGAACCATACATTTCAAAGCTAATTGCTGATGCGACCAGCGTGGAGGACTTGATCCGAATCGTGAAGGTGTCAGAAAAAATTAAGGAGTCCGCAAAAAAAATAAAGCGCAATGTATTTTTGGAACTTGGTTTTTATATTCGCAATGTCACCGTTAATGAGATTAAGGAGTGGGCTAAACGTTATGGATACAGCGACGCTGTGTTAACAACGATGTTATTGTCTTATCAACGCAGCAATTTTTATGCTAACGCACTGCGTGACGCGATTGAAAAAGGAGATGAAGCTCCTTCGCTCGCAGATGAAAGAAATATTGATTGTGATATTGAAACGTTTTGCAACATATCAGAAGAAGGCGTGCCCGCTGAACAATTTATACGTGTTTTACATAATGCAGCAAAACATATTCCTGATGACTTTAGTATTGATGAATTGCGCAATGGTTGTCTTGTTTGGTTAGGTAACTATTTAAAATCTCCAGCGTCTATTGCAGAGAAAACAGCTTTAAGATTTAGAAAGGAAATGAATAAAGCTGGAAGCGCAGAAGAGATGGTGTGCATAATCCAAAATACTTTGAAGTTATTCAAAAAGAGCTTGCATAATATCGACGATATTATGGCGGCTGGTAGGAAAATAACAGCCAGTGTCGGAGTTAGCTCTGAACTAACGGCAGAGGAGATCGCTGATGCGTATATTGAGACACTTGTCAGGCTTAAGGAGATAGTGGAATTAGCAGAGCATTCCTCATATTACGGAATCAAGGAGCGTGTTGACTTTACTATAGAACAAATCAATAAAGTTAGGTCAAATAAGGAAAAACTCACTGACTACCTTGCTGAGGTTTTGCACCAGAATGATCATGGGATTGGATATGATCTGAAAAAAATGCTTGTTTTTAATCTGGACATACCGGAAGACTTGCAAGCAGAACTATATGAAATAGCTTCATTAACACGTGGACAAAAAGCCTATCCTAATGCGCTTGAAAATGTAGTACATAAAAAAGTCAGAGCCGCATTTGACATGATTCTTGAATCGTCAAATGTGTCACATGACCAGTCTAAGGAATGGAGTCGTGGGATTGCTATTTCTGATGAAGCAGAGCAGTTAAGTGGTCACGATAATGAAACTTTCTCCCGTAAAGCATACAGTATTCGCGAGACGATTGAAAAAGCCTATATTATTTCAGGAGGGACTTTATCTACATTAAAAAATATTAACCACAAGAACAATGTTCGTGCTTTTGCAAGTCGAAATGGGAATATAACAATTGATGCTAATAGTGATCACGAGCGTGTATTATGGCATGAAATAGGTCACCATATAGAACATTCAAATCCCCATCTATTGGAGAGGGCCAAAGCCTTCATTAAATCAAAAACTAACGGTAAAGTTTCTTATCATAATATTGGTAGCCGTGGCAGTGCTGAGTATTTGGTGCGAACCGACCTAAGTCATGGATATATGTCTAAAATTTATATGGAAAATACGGTAAGTTCTGTCAGCGGCAGATTTATATCAAAGCCACCTGCATTAAGCAATTGCAGGGCGACTGAGATTTTTTCTATGGCCTTGCAGATGTATGCCGATCCGGAGCAGGCGACTAACTCTGTATTAAACAATGACGGCGTGCTGGAATTTTTCTTGGGATGTATGAAGGAGTTGCAAAATGAAGTATAGCATTGTGAGTCCCGCTGGGATTAGAGGGATTGTTGAATGCTCTGATGACGGCACATTGCGTATATTTGAAGGCGATATTTCGGAAGAAAATATTGCGCAAGATTTACGCTTTATCAACACAAATTCCGCAATGGGGATCGTGAATACCATTCATGCCGATGGGGTGTTTGTTCTGCGGAGCCTGGAAACTGTTGGCTGGGAGGTTGAGTGGCCAGAGGTGGAAGGAGATCCTGACGACGAAGACGATACTGGCGAATCATATCAAGACATTGATGTGAATTGATATGATTGATAATCCCGCCGTCAGGCGGGTTTTTTTAGCGTGGTGTAAGAATAAATTCAGGATGCTCTCCAGCAAGCAATAACAGGTACTCAAATTCACCAGCCATAAGGCGTCTCGGTTTATTTCTATCTTCTTTGAATTGCCAAGCCCGGAGTTGATACCCCATTTTGTGGGCTAACTCCGTTTGCGTTAGCCCCATTCGCTGGCGGATTTCAATTATAGTTTCCGGGGTGTTTGGTGGGAGTTGTTTCACAATATGCCCTTTGCCAATGCTGTGATTCGCAACGAAGTATATCATCGTTGAATCGATTCACAGAGCTGCGCCGAATAGACCGCAGCATGGCATCCCTTCATCACAGTACCTGGCCCATTCTTTTTGGCATTCTTCTGTTTGCGCGTATTGGCTTAACGCGTCATCCAGCATATCCCAGGCCTTATAGGAATCCTCTGCAACGCTAAACAAAGTCCTGCCTTCCCGGCTTAGAATTTGCAGATTGTAAATGTTTTCATTGCTCAGACATGCGCGGCTGATATGCATGTAAACCGACCATGCAGGAACTCGATTTTTGATAGCAAGTTGGTGTAATTTGGAATTAATTAAAGAGCTTTTCATGGGATTTCTCCGCAGCAAAGTGGTCAACTTTTTCAATCTTAATGCGCACAATGTGCATATTCAAGTTTTATTCTTCACTTTGTTACGAGAGGGGCCAGCCAATATTTCTAGTTGAAAAGATCCATCATCAAAAATCACATACTGATTATGCTGCCGCAAACTGAAAACATTTCGCGGTGACTCATGGCAACGAAAGACAAAAACAAAGGCTTTCTGTCGGCATTGAAGAAAGCCTTCAACAGTGGCGATGTCACGCCTGCCGATCCGGTCGTTTTTACGAGCGGTCATAGTGTCGTTGCGCGTTCTGGTCTGTCCGCTTTACGTCCGGGGATACTGGGTGGCAATAGCGATGGCATGACAAGCGCGGCAGATACAGTATCAATTTCGGCAGAACTGCCCGGCGACCGCCTGCAAAAGTACAACATCCTGGAAACGATGGCTAAAAGCCCGACTATCTCGACGGCTTTAAATATTCACATTGCACATGCGCTTGCGCCTTCAAAAAAAACCGGACAAGCATTCATCCTTTCGCCAAAGGATGGTTCCGATGCCGAGGCAGTAAGTAGATGTGAAGAGTTAACCGCTGATTTGGGGACGATGATTAATGACGGACTTCCTTCATGGGCCATGATTATGGCGATCTTTGGGGTGTCTTATGTCCGACCTTATGCTGAACAGGGCAGGGGGATAACAGGCATTGAGTCCAGTTATTACACTCTGCCACACTTCGTCCAGGAGTTTTATCGTGGTAGCCAGCTGGTAGGTTTCAGTGGTGATTACATTCTGGATACGCATAGTTTGCGCAGAGTAATAACCGAACCGTGGAATCTGGTTTCCATGAAAAATCCCTATTGGACGCCACAGCATAAAGTTATTCCGGTTAGCTACGGCACAAAAGGGTACTCACTGTTAAGTGATCAGGCTGATAAGCCGTTAATGGAGACGCAGAATTACGGAACTTCATTCCTGGAATACAGCTATGAACCTTACCTTAATTTATGTGCTTCGCTCGCCGCGCTGAAATCAACGCGAAATAATGCAGCCAAAATTGACCGCCTGATTGCTCTTACGACGAACACACTGGACCCGGTTAATGCGGCGAACTATACGCGTGGCGTCAGCCAGGCATTGAAGCGTCATAGTGACCTGGTGGCGCAAAGGTCGATTAATGCCAACGCTATTCCGACTGTGCTTAACCATCTGATACCTGTTATGGGAGACGGGAAGAACGGCATCACCATTGATACGCAATCCATACCCGCAGATATCAGTGGTATCGAAGACGTTATGTTTCACCTCCGGCAGCTTGCTGCAAGCCTCGGCATTGACGCAACAATGCTTGGCTGGGCTGATCAGATGAGCGGAGGGCTTGGAGAAGGCGGCTGGCAGCAAACTGCTATCCAGGCTGCATTGCGTGCGAACTGGATCAGACAGGCCGCCCAGCGAACTATTTATCGGCTTCTGGACATTCACCTCGCTTATAAATACGGCAAGGTTTACACCGAAACAAACCGCCCTTATGACGTGCAATTCAACTCAATGAACACAGCTATCCAGGAAGAGGAAAACCGAGAACTGGATGCACGCGCCAACTTTGTTGCTGTCATCTCCCAAATTATGGACCAGATCCAGAACAACCCGAAACTGGCTGGTAGCGACGCGTTTATGCGTTATCTGTTCACTGAGCAGTTGCACATCGACGATGACACTCTCAACACCATGATCAAAGAGTTTAAGGCGAATGAATCAGAGCAAAACAACGAGCATGGTATGTACGAATCCGCGCCGTTGTCGTCCGGTGACGATCCGGAAAACTGGACGCCAGAACAGTTAATAAACTTTGCAAAATTTGTGATGAGCAATTAACCGGAGGGAAATAATGCAATCACTGAATACTGTTACGGATCGCTTCTCCCTGGTAGAGAAAATCCGCAAACACACACCGCAGAACAACCGAAATTACGTCATTCAGTCGGTACGAGACACATTCAACTCGCCAGAAACAAAAGAGCGTATCGCGCTGGGTGAGATGTATGGTTATTACGGTCATGGTCGCCGGGCGATGCACTATAACAAAACGAAAAGCCTGAACTTGCCGGAAGTCTCTGTTGTGATGGTAGATGGGAAGCCTGTTGTATTGGAGAACGTGCCGTCAAACAGGACTATCGACATTTCGATTGACGACAACGGCATTGTTACTCATACGCAGGAAATACTGGATACAGACACCGGGCGTATTGTTCAGGGCATGATTAATTCTGGTGCTGGTGGTTGGTCGTGGGCTACATCTGGTCCAGATTCATCGGTATCCCTGGTAAAGTCTTTCCACGGCTTTGATTACGTAACTGTGCCTAACTATATCAGCCTCGACAAGAAAAGCCTGATGCTTGAATCAGCAGAAGAGCGCGATGCGGCTATTCATGCAGCACTTATCGAACAAGGTTTTACCGATAACGCTGCTACGGATCTGGTTCACCACTTTTCAGCAATGAAAAATCAGCAAGCCATGCTCGAATCTGCACATCGTGAAGCCCTGGAATCAGAATTGATGCTCCTTGAAGTGGAAAACATACAGCTTCGAGATAAGCTGCGCGCTCAAACAGCGATGATGGAAAGCCAGGGGGAAAATGCAAAGCAATGCCGCCGGATTTTGCGTGAAGCTATCCAGGAAATGCCTGTTTTTATCAGCGCAGAACAGCGCCGGGCGCTCTGCCGTATGCAGTCTGAAGATGATGCCCGCATAGTGGCTGCGATGCTTGAATCTCTTGGGGCAAATGCGACTTATGGCTTGCCGATATCAGGCAAGAAAGAGCCGGAGTTATCGCCGAAGGAGAGCAAAAATACTACCCCATTACTCTTCGTTTCGCGACGGGCATAACCGCTGAATGAAGTTAAATTTCTAACATAGTGTATTTATATACACTGTTGATCCTGTCCGATGTGATCGAGTAGGATCGCGGTCACTGCTCCGGTAGCGATTGCCAAAAAAAGCAAAAGCCGCTGAGAAGCGGCTTTTGGGTGTATAAATCCACTGGCATAGATTTATACGGTAGATAGATTTTTTCACGGAACTATCTGGTGAATATTTTAAATTCAATTTCAGTAACTTTCAACACTTCTGAGTATAAAAACAACACTGAATACCACAAAAAAATCAAAGGTCATCAGTTGAGTTTTTTTGCTCGTCATAGCGGTTTTCTTTCCCCTTCACATAGCGCCATTATTGCCGAGTTCGCCAACCTGGCAGGAGCTACCGATGAATACATGATCCGTCGCTCATATGCTGATATGTCCGAGATTACAGGACGCAGTATTTCTACTGTGCGCCGGGCATTTGCTGAAGCGACGAAGTGCGGAATGCTTGTTAAGCAACATCAGGTAGCGAATAACAATGCTCAGGTGTGTAACGTATACCGGTTTACAACACAATTTCTCCACTTCATTCATGTAGCAATGGAGATAGGGGGTAAGCAGGGCATCAAATTTGCGAACGCCACAAAACTGGTTAAGCAGTTGATTTCAAAGGTTCGGTATTTTTTTGAAACTGGGAACCCCCTGTTCAAATTGAACAAGTCCCCCCATGTTCAAAATGAACAGCCAATAGAAAATAAGAGTCACTCTATAGACAAAAGAAGAGAAAGATCATGCGCGGTTCAGCCAAAGGCTTCACCAGCAGATAGTTCCCAAGCGGATAATGGATTACTGGATAAAAAACCAGTAATCAGGGAAGAACATACCAACCACTGCCTGGCGGCGGCAAAAGCGAGAGCTGCAAAGCGTCGTTCAGACGAGGGGCACGCAAAACGGCAGGCTCTGTATCGTACCGCTGAAAAGCTGGCAAAAAAATTTGCATGGATACGTAGTGCCGCTACCGCAGTGAATAAGCCTAAACAATCCAGTGCCCTGGATTTCTCAATGGATTATTCTGGCTCCCAGGGGTGTGCAACCATTGGTGAAGCCTTTGACCTGATGAAACAGCGTGGCTATCGGTCTGAATTTGACCGGGAGGATTGGTCAATCCCGGCTGGCTTTAGGGGATGACCTGTGCGTCTACAAAACATCCCAATGATCGGAAAATGCTCGCTCAATAATTTGTGTTAGAAAATTAATTTGCTGTTTCTAAATCGGAATGTATGATCTGCATCATCGACTGAAGTCATCCATTGCTGAAATTTTTAGTTGATCTTCCATGTTTTCAGGCTTATATTCATGTCGTCGTAGCAAATTCTGCGACCGGGTTTAGCAGCCTGAATACGAATGCGGACAACCGCAGATATCCGATATTGCGGTATTTTTGTGTCCGTAAAACCACGTTACGCCCGAATTATGGTGGGGCGTGATGGGGAGGCTTCGGCCTGCTGGTTTCATTCGTGCCAGTCTGCTAACCCCGTCACGTCCTGCCACCCGTTTAGCAGCGGGGCGCAGGTTGTTAAACCTACGAATGAGGCCGTAACTATGGTTAATGCCAATCCTTGCTCGCGCCCGGAATTTATCTGGCGTTTCCACTCCCTGCAAAAACACTGCGATCACTTCGCAATTGCCGCAACCGAAAAAGAAGCCCGTTCTCTGATCCCTGATCAGTATGGTGTTCTTACTGGTCGTTTCTCTACTTCCCCACAACCAAACACTAATCCCTGGTATCGCAATATTACCAATCCCGGAATTGCGGAGGCACACTGATGGAAATCTGCATTCTTGAAAAGCCATCAATGACCAGCATTGAGATCGCGGAGCTGGTGGGAAGTCGCCCGGATAACGTTAAACGCACTATTGAACGCTTGAGTAAATCAGGTGTTATTCCACTTCCTCCAATGGAGGTTTCCGAAAATATCAATAACTTAGGATTTAAAGTTAAAAATTCACACTACGTCTTCGAAGGCGAGCAAGGCAAACGAGACAGCATTATTGTCGTTGCGCAGCTCTCTCCGGAATTCACCGCCCGGCTGGTGGACCGCTGGCGCGAACTGGAAGAACAAGTACGCCAGCCGTTGACCGAAATAGAGATGATCGCCGCAATGGCTGCAAATGCAGTTCAGCAGCAAAAGCGGCTTCATGCTGTTGAGTCAAAGGTTAGCCAGGTCGCTGAAACCGTTGAGCAAATCAAGAAAGGCAATATGCCAGATGGCTACATTGGCTACCGCCAGCTGGCTGCGAAATGTGGCCTGACCGAAGCCAAATGCCGCAACCTTGTCAACGCTTACCGGATTCCCACCGATACGCATGAGTTTTTAACTCCAGAGGGGGTATTGTCGCGTCGTTCCATCGTGGCCTTATCTCCCTTCATGAATGCTTTTAACCGGATGATGTCGGAGGCTGAACACCGAGGAAAACGCTGGTATCACCCCAAAATGGGGCAATTCCAGGTGATCGGTTGGGGAGGTGAGTGATGGACATCATGCAGGCGGTAAAAAAAATCAGGGAAGGACAGGCTGAAGTGTGCCGCCGTAAAGCATGGAGTATTGATGTATGGGCCTGGCCTGATAATTACTCTACTACCGGATGGTTTTGTATTAATGGACTCAAGATCCGGGAAGTTTATTTATCGACGGCTGATATAGTCGGTAATGATTGGATCGTGACTTGAAGCGTGATGCCCCGGCCTGGCCGGGGCTTTTTTCATGCCTCATTAGTTGAGGTTGCTGCGTCTCCGACTGGTAACAAAGCGGTATTGCGTGGTTCGCCAGCAGGCCAGCGATAGCCAGACACTCTTGATGTTGGGAATGCGCGAATATTAACCGCATCCCCCTGGTTCCCACCCAGGACAAGCAGATCGCCATTGGCGCGGCGTCCGACAACGAAGCCTACGTGCCCACCGCCTACGCGGGTAAATACAACGATACATCCGTATGCCGGTGTATCTAATTTCTCGCCCCAATCCAGATAGGATTTTGCCGACTCAAATCTTGTTGAGCGGATGCCTACACGTTCCAGCATTGCACCGACAAATGCTGCGCACCACGGAGTTTCATCGTCTTTAATTCCGCCGCGCTTGATGTCGCGCCAGAACTGAACGATTTCAGGGTTGTGTTTAGCACCTTTTATTTCAGTCAGGCCAATGTGCTTACGGGCTTCAATTAGCCAGCGAGGTTCAATGTTTGCCATATTTTTCTCCCGGTCATGGGTTAATAAGTAGGCAAACTATGGGGAGTATGTGATTTAGACGGTAGTATCGTCCCCGTGAAAATAACATTCTCCATACCCTCTCAACCGTACCGCATAGCGGATTTTTTACGGTTTAGAGGGGGTAATCCTTTGGATAAACTACTTCATTCAATCAGTGAAGCCTCCAGCTTAGGCGAACTGATTGAAATTGTTAGTCGGTTGCATAAATTACGTGCTGTTGCGACCTTTGGCGTTAAGAAAGTCGATGGTGTCAGCATTCAAAAAACACGGCGGGCAGCAAACAACGCCGCAGTAGAGCTTCTTAATTCCCTTCCGCCCGGCTTCGATGGGGCGAAATTAACTGACGAACAACGTCAGATTCTTGCCGGGTATACCGGTGAAGGCGGCCTGACAGATGGTGAGGGCAGCCAATACGAATACTACACACCACAGTTTATGGCTGAAGGTATATGGGATCTGTTTGCTGACTACGGTATTGATGGCGGGCACGTACTGGAACCATCAGCGGGCACAGGTATTTTCCAGGAGACAAAACGGCAGGGCATGATAATGACCAGCGCCGAACTATCTCCGATTTCCGGTCGAATAAACCAGCTTTTGCACCCGGAAGACGATGTGAATATCGGGGCGTTTGAGGCGCTGGCGGCGAAAGACGCAATGTATGACCACGCTGTTGGTAACGTACCGTTTGGTGAAGGGCGTTCCGGCGTTGCCGGGCTTGATCCGGCATATGCAAACGAGAAGAACGTTGGCAATTACTTTGTGCTGCGCACGATCGACAAGGTTAAGCCTGGTGGACTAATTGTATTGGTGGTGCCGAATGGCATGACCGATGGTACGAAATACAAAAAATTGCGCGATAAAGTCAGCCGTAAAGCGGAATTTTTGGGCGCACATCGTATGCCTTCTGGTACGTTCAGCGAATCCGGTACAGATACAGTGGTGGACGTATGGGTATTGCGTAAACACCCGGAAACCTTCCTGGAGATGATCCCCGACACGGATGATGCAACGCTCAAGTCGGCAAACGTCCTTTGGGATACCTTCCTCAAAGGGAAATGGTTTACAACCGAAGGGAAGCGATTTGTTTACGGCGATATGGAGCGTACCAGCTTCCGCAATACCCTGGTGGTGAAAAAGGACGGTCGTGTATCCAATGAGTCGATGAAAAACGCTCTATCGCGCCGCTTTGAAAGCCGCATTAATTGGGATTTGCTTGGCGTAACTACTCAGGCATGGCAGGGCGCGAAAGTGGGCGATAAACGCCTTGTAGGCGGCATCTGGCATGAGTTTGATGGCCTGAAATGGGTCAAGGACGCGACAACCAAATCCTCCGCGCTTGATGTAAATCGATATGGTGTTACGACGTTTGGTGATCTGCAGATCGCGTTTCAGTCAACAAATGGCATTCTGGCGTTGTCATGGGACCAGATATCGGCGATCGCGTCCGACTATCCGTCGGTTATCAGTGATGAAGTAGCGGCAATGATTCGCTTTGCTGGCAAGCAGAGAGAAAAAGACAGAGAACGCGTTATGCGCGGCGCACTGATAGGGCAGTTGATCAACAAGGCGCTTGATAAGCGTAATCTGGGGGAAAATGTTGATGATGAACTTGCTGATGCCGCGCGCCTGGCGGAAGCCGAAATTGCGAAGTATGGTCCGCCGCACGCGATTAAGCTGAATGGGATTGCTGAAGCTGGCGCTAAAAACTGGATGACTTTCACTGGCAACGTGAAACAGGACGGCTCTGCTTCTGACCTCCTTGCTGGACGACTTGATGTAACGGATGGTGCTGCCGGTATTGACTTTACACGCCCGGAACAAGTTGTAACCCACCTTTTCAGTGACGTGGCACTTAATCCAATCACACTGGACGATTTTCGTGAGGCGTTTGCTGGCGAACTGCCAGAAGACGAAGATGCTGCTCTGGAATACCTGGCGAAATTTGATGATATCGCTATTGATGGGTATGGCTGCCTGCTGCCGATGGACCGCGCCACCAGCGGCGATATTGCAACCAAAACAGCATTGCTGGTGGGCTGGCGTGATGCGTCAACAGGTGAGCAGAAAGCGAACTTTGAGCGTCAGTTGGCGAAAATCGAAGAGAAACGCATTTTCACGCCACTAAATAAAGTCACCGTTAATCTGAACGCCCGCTGGCTGGATCGCCGCTTGATAAAAGAGTTCCTGGCAGAGCAGGGCTATGACGAGTTTAAGTATACAGAACCCGACCTTAAGGTTGAGGACGGCATTCTGGTATCTCCGGACGATTACGAAGGTAAGGACGGGGTATTTACTGGCTATCAACTACGAACCGTAAACGGCAAAAACGGGAATGAGTTCAAGAAGGCCAACAATAAAGACGGCTTCCTGAACCAGTTAGAAAACTACCTGAACGGCATTAAACCGCGTGGGCAGAACGCTAACGAGTACCTGGATAAGATTGCTCAACTGGAAATTAGCTTCAACGACTGGTTACGCACTCACCCGCAGGCTGATCAGATAGCCCGCGACTATAACGACGCATTTAATGGCTTCATCCCGTTTACGCATTCTGACGCACCGCTTGGCCTGGAGGGGATTAGTGGGAAGCGCATTCCTCTGACTTATCAGAATGAAGAAGTTCGGCGCTTGTCAGAAGATGGGCGCGGCATCATGGGATTTGGTACCGGGCTGGGTAAAACCACGACCGCGCTTGCGCTTGAGGCGTATAACTTCGAAACAGGTCGCACTAAACGCACGTGTATTGTTGTTCCGAAGGCGGTTTATCAGAACTGGTATCACGAGGCACAGAGCTTCTACAGTGCTGATGCCTTCGCCAATATGATGTTTATCGGTCTGGATGAAGTTCGTGATGACAGCGGAAATATTCTGACCGCGCCGGTGCTTGATGAAAATGGCGAACCACGCCTCGACAGTAACGGGCAGCCTCTTACCCGAAATGTTGTGAAAGAGTCCGCCAGCGCCGTTATCGTTCAGCGCATGAACATGATCCCGTCGTCAAATTGGCGAACGGTCATCATGACAAAAGAGCAATTCGCGTCTATCCCGCTACGAGAAGAAACCATTGAGGAAAACTCACAGCAAGCGGTCTTTAATGCTGTGGAAATGGGGCGTCTTGACCTGGCATCTGGCAAACACCGTGACGCGCAGAAGAAGAACAAGATTAAGGACCAGGCCGCAAATACCGGTACAACGAAGAAGCAGAATATCCCGTACTTTGAGGATATGAACTTCGATAGCGTAATTGCCGACGAAGGACATAACTACCGCAACTCCTTTAGCGCCGGGCGCGAAGCGGGGCAACTGGCATATTTGCCTAACCCGGCAGTATCCAAAATGGCCCGCGACATGGCTGTAAAAGCTGCGTACATGATGAAACGCAACAACGGGCGTGGTGTGGTTATGCTGACGGCAACACCGCTGGTGAACAGCCCGATTGATGCTTTCAACATGCTGTCTACTGTCATTCCGCAGGAAGAGTGGATGCGCATGGGTATTGTTACGCCGGATGATTTCGTTCGCGTGTTCGGTAAAACAGCCACAGTTCAGGTTCAGAAAATTTCCGGTGAGGTGGAAGAGAAGCAGGGACTGGTGGGCTTCCAGAACCTGGATGGTCTGCGTGGTATTTTCCATCGCTGGACTACTCTGAAGACTGCTGCGGACGTCGGGGCGACGGTAAAAATCCCTGATATTGTCGAGAATACCTTGCAGATCCCGATGACAGGAGAGCAAGAGGCCATTTACGAAGAACTTCGTAAGCGTGCACAGGAGTTAAGTAGTAAAGATGCGCTGACGGTCGATGAAAACGGGCATATCACAAACGAAAAACCGGATGATTTCATCTTCTCCATCATCCGCGACATGGATAAGGTTGCTATAGATCCTGATCTGTATGCCAGTGCGATTACATTCCAGTTCCCCGTTGAGCTTGCAGACAAGGTAAAAGCTATTGCTGATGCCCTGCCAAAAGTAGCTGGCGGTAAAGTGGCAGATGATGCAGACGAGGCCGAAGAAGATGGCGCTGGTGGGCTGGTCAGTACGCGTACCAGCAAGGTAGTGAAGACCACCTTTAGCGAACATCCGTCGCATGTTGAAATACGTGCTGGCATTGAACTGGAAGCTGAAATACTGAAGGCCATTGCGGCTGCCGGTATTGATATGCAGCAGGTATCACACCCCATCCCGCCGAAGTATGCCGCGCTGATCGAAAACCTTCGTGAAGGTCTGAAGAACGGTAAACAAATCGTCTTCATTGATGAAAAAGCCCAGCACCAGAAGCTGCGCCGTATTATTGCCAGTGCACTGCAAATGCCGGAGCAGGAGATAGGCATTATCAATGCGACGACAGTTAGCCAGGCTGGCGGCGTCAAGCTGAAGAAGGTGAATAAGCCGACTGAACCTACGCCAAATAAAAACGGTGAATACAAAGAAGGTGCATGGGAAACCTACTACAGCAAACTTGCCCAATATGAGGATTATCTCTCAGCTAAAAATGATGCTGGCCTTGAGGGCATGGAAGGTATTGCCGCCGACTATAACGAAGGTCGCACGCGCATCATAATCTGTAACAAGAAGGCTGAAGTAGGTATTAACTTGCACATCGGTACAACCGATATCCACCATCTGACACTACCCTGGACTCCTGCCAGTATCGACCAACGTAATGGGCGCGGCGCTCGGGTAGGCTCACCACAAGAAAAGGTCAATGTTCACTACTATTGTGGCAAAGGCACATTTGATGACTTCCGTCTGGATACGCTGAAACGTAAGAAGGACTGGATCAATATGGTGATGACCTCAGACATGTCAGAGATCGCCAATGGTGATGCGGATGACGCAGATGAACGCGCCATTATGCTGGCGGCAAATCCGGAAGAACGCCGTGCAATCATGAGTCGTCAGGCGCAAGAGCGTGAAGAACGTCTGAAACTGAAAGCCCTACGCGAAGCCAATAATGCTCTCGATAACTACCTGAAAGCGGCGAATGCTGCCGGGAAAGATATCGGCATGATGGAGACAGAACTGAAAAGCGCGATGGAGCAGGTAGAGCATTACCAGCGCAATCTTGACGACCTGATTAAAGCGGGGACGAACAGGAACGGGCAGAAATATGTTCTGGAACAGTTGCGAGACTACAGAAAACGTGTGCGGGAGCTACGCTTTGCGATCACCAGAGCTAAAGACGCTGACACCGTTATGAAACGTTCTCGTGGTGATCTGGAACGTGCGATTAAAGCCGGGGTTCTGGAGCTTGATGCCGATGTATTGCAGAACCCACAGGAGTATGTACGCACTGAGAAAAATATCTTGTTGCACAAGGGCAGCCATTATCGCGCGATCATCGATGAGAATCACAATACGACAGCAATTGTTCGTGTTACCGCCATTGATGCGGAAAGGGGCGGGTGTACGTGCCGCATATCCTGGCTGGATGTGGCTAGTCGTTACTCTCGTTCTCCGGGGACGGCATTATTTTTGCCCTTTAACCTGATAATTGAATCGGTAACCTTTGAAGAGGGAGTTGCAGAATCGCGTGAAACAGCTGCACGTGGTGTTCAATGCCACCAGCTATCAACAACACTTACGCGCGATCAGTTCTATGATGCTATTCGCAATGGGGTAATGAATGTCACTGCCGGGAAGCCTGGTAGAGTATGGGGCGGTGGTTCAGCTATTAAATACTGGGCTTATCGCACCGATGATGGTCAGATTGCACTGTCATCGGCTTATGATGGCGTAATAGGTCAAAAAATCGGGCGAGCATCGGATATAGCGCCTGAGCGGTGGATTTACCCTGATGGCAACGATGAGGCGCTGAAGCGTGAAGTGGCAAAAATACAAGCCAGTGATAACCCGCTGAATGTCGTGGACGGCGAGGGATTCCTCCAGGCATTGTATGGATATGATTACATCCAGGGAATGCAGGCATGGGGGTCACAGGCCACGATGGATGATGTTTCCCAGGAGTTTGAAAACTGGATGGCAGGGCGTGGTTTGTCCGGTCGCTCACTTAATAAAGTTACTTCTGAAGATATTCTTAGCCTGTTCCGTAAACCGTCCGGAGAAGGGCTGGAATCTTTCTGGAAGACCGTGGTGGCATACCGTTTATTCCAGGGCAGGATGAAAGCCTTTAGCAACACTGATGACATTGAACGGATGTTTAATCAGGTGAAGGTCGCGAAAATTACGGCGAAAATTGAGAAAACACGAGCTGCGCTGGTGGCCTGGCGCGATGCATTGTTTGAGCAATATAAATCACTCAGCGATGCCGATGGCTGGTCGGCATTGGAGCAGCTGGCTAATAATGGTGTCGATGGAGCGAAATTAGCCATTGTTCAGGCCGATAATCCTCTGGATTCGCCAGCAGCGCAGTGGATTAAGGTGGGGGCTGTCATCAATGCATTTGATGAAAAACACATTAGTAAGGACGATTTTGCTGATGCTGTTTCTGTTAATCGCCTGGTAGAAATGGCTACCCGTCGCGCCCGTGAGTTGAAAGACGGCGACTATGTGAATGAGTTGCCGGATGCGCTCAAATCGGCAACGTGGCAGGACTATGTATCGCTGAAAAACGGCGGGGCCACTGAATCAGAGATCGCGGAAAGGCTTGAGCAGGCTGAAAGCAAAAGAGAAGAGCAGGCGGCAGTGGCTGAAGCCAGAGCTGATGAAGCGGCGAATGATGACTATATCATTGTGGTTAATGATAAGCCGATTCGCGCTAAGGCGCGTGTTCGCGGGCGCTGGTGGAGCGTCAGCGAAGACGTTGGCGCGGTTTATCTCATTGCCGACCAGCCAGGTTCCTCGACAATACGGAACGCCAAAGACGCGATTAAGAAGATTGGCGGGCGTTTCTGGAATTTTGAAGCAAACCCGGTTGCTGATGTGAACTTTGACCGTCCGGCGTGGATGGTATCTACGCGTTACTCGGTAGATGAACTGCGTAAAATAATCGCCGATGCGGCCTAACAGATAAGGAGCGGCCCCAACCGGGGCCGAATTTGAATGACGACACTAATTGACACTGTAAAACCGACGGAATCCTACCTTGAGGAAATCTTGCCGCAGGCACTCAATGGCAGGAGTGAAGAAGAATACCTGACAGTTTATCTAGATGGCATGGTAGAAAGACTGAAGAAAAATCCACAGCTTTATCACCTTTATGGTCCGTGGTGGCCCGCGCTCAAAACGATATTGCTGGAGCGCGGCGACATATCATTTGGACAAGTTGTAGATAGTGATGTGGCAGAGATCTACAAAATGAGTCGCCCGGCGCTTACGGTTTTGGCTGGGCATCTGTATTCGAGCGATCGCCTGGAAAATGACGCGGTATACAATCCCGTTCATGCTCTGGAAGTCGCACCTTATGCTGATGATACAGAGCCATACGTGTACACAAGTTACGACGAGTCAATAGAGAAATATCGAATCATGGGGTAGCCATGCGAAAGAATCGTAGGTTTACGGTCGAAGACCTAAAGGAATATTCCATATCGAAGGGGTATGTCCTTGAGTTTCACCGTTACAAGAAGGTTTTTACGCTGCGAAAAGCAGAAAACCCAGCGAGCTGGAGCTGGGTATACTTCCCTCATACAGAAGACAAACTGGTAGAGCTTGTTGATGATTTAACCTATGAAGGGTGGTTGATCGCAATCGACAAGACAATCACAGAAATATCCGAACCGGATAAAATAAACCTTTAAAAATAACAAGTTGGGTAAATGCCATGCGATTTACCCTCCTTGTTGATTAAGGTCACTTTTTACTCTAAAAGCAAATCCGACCTGTTGCATATAGCCCAGCCTTGAGTAGTATCTCTCTTGTTTTACAAATCTAACGCAGTTGTTATTATTTCGCTTATTTACTATCAATGGGTGTGTTAGAAAAATAGCGAGAAAAAGAAGGCGTCGCAGTGAATATTCTGAAACATCCCCACATGCCGCAGCTCTCAGAGAACTGGAGAAAAACCCAGATCTAATCAAAAGGAACCATGAGCATTACGAGCAGGTACGCGTCCTGGATTGGTTGTATCGCAATATGCGCTATGTGTATGAGCATACACACGCCACTCCAAACGGCGGTCTGCGAGGCATAAGGACGGCAATAAAAATGGTGGCAGAGGGCCAAAAGAAGGGATATCCCGATCTTTCTATAGACCTTGCTTGTGGGGGATACCACGGAATGCGCATTGAGATGAAACATGGGAGAAATCGCCTGACTCCCGAACAACTCGTCTGGATGACTCGCCTCACTGTCACGAACGGTGCAATAGTGATCCACACCCAACGCCTGAAATCAGATCCAGGG